AAGGGGGCGGACACCCTGCAGCGGCTGATCAAGACCGGCGAATACCACATTCTCCCGGTGGTCGACGTCTACCTCGGCATCGAGCTGGGCATCCTCAACCGCGAATTCGTCCTCGGCCTGCGCGAACAGATGACGCGCGAGGAGTGGATCCGCCAGTTCCTCTGCCGCAATGTCGCGGCCACCAACTTCATCGGCGAGCGCCTGGTCCGCATGGCCCTGACCATTGGCCTGCGCGCCCGCCTGCCGATCGCCGAGCCCATGCCGGGCGCCCGCTACAAGAAGCGCGGCCTGATCGGCTTCGGCTACGACCACACCGGACACGGTGAAAGCGCCACCGCCTCGAAATCCACCCTCGTGGTGGTCGAGCAGCTGGGTAATTTCACCACCTTCCCATTCGTGTATTCCTGGGCGCCGGGCACCGATGACAAGCGCATCGAAATGGACCTGTACGGCTTCTGGGACTACTTCCGCCCCGACCACGCCATCGGCGACGCCTACGGTGTCGGCATGCTCACCAGCCTCAACGATCGGCTCTATGCCGGCGGACTCACCTCGATCGATCGCCGCACCATCGCGGACGGCGACAGCACCGCCAGCGCCTGGGCTGAATGGCCCTTCGCGCCACTGCGCTTCGAGGGCATGACCAAGCACAGCATGGCCAGCGCGCTGCGCGCCGCCTTCGTCAACCACCGCGCCGCCATCCCGTTCTTCAGCGACGACGCCGACGACCTCCTGAAATCCGCCGGCCGCAACGTCATCCCGCTCTCGCCGGCGATGGCGGCCGACAAGAACCTGGCCAACTGGATCAGCTTCGTCCGGCAACTGCCGAACATCCGCGCCACCCCGACCAAGGCCAGCTATGCCAGCTACGGCATGGCCGACACCAAGCTCGGCGACGACTTTTTCGACGCCGCGATGGCCGCCGTCTGGGCCCTGACCACCCGCGGCGCGTTCGACGTGCCGGCCCTCATCGCCACGCGCACCCAGACTCGCGACCAGCTGCTCGGACAGCAGCGCCAGCTCGAAAGCCGCGACGCTGCTGCCGAACCCGAACGGGAGGCCGCATGAGCAAGCCGCTTACCCCCGCACAGCAGGCGCACGCCGAGGCCATGCGCGCAGCCGTGCATCAACACTGCCCGGAACTGCTGCCGCAGATCCGCGAGCTGACCCAGCTCGGCCTCATCGACGGCTGGCGCAGCGTCGTCTCCGTCCTCGACTGCGGGCCGCCGCGGCCGCTCAACACCATCGATGCCGCAACCGCCATCGAAAACAGCCAATCGATGCACACCCTCAGAGGGAAATCATGAACATGATCCGAAAGCTGGGCGCACTGACCGACAAGATCCGCAACTACCTGCCGCTGCTGCAGGCCTCGGCCAGCGGCAAAGGTGCCGAGAAGGGCTACCGGCCAACCCCGGAAAACCAGATGGAATACCTGTATCGCGTCATGTGGGTCGACCCTGACCTGCGCCAGGCCATCCTCGACATCCGCGAAATGGACCGGCTCGACGGCCGCGTCAAACGGATCCACGGCCGCGTCGCGCGCGACATCACCCGCGGCGGCCTCGTCATGCAGCAGGCCGAAGACAGCAGCGTCCTCACCCGGGAATGGCTCAGCTTCGGCCGCCGGCTGCAGCTTGACCGCCCCGAAAAACTGCGCAGCGACGCGCGCGGTCTGATCATGGAAGGCAGCCTGCCGCTGCAGTGGGTGCTGGATCCGGTCACCCACACCTTCGTCGCCTCCGTGCGCATGCCGGCAGAGACCATCCTGCCGAATGTCGACGGCAACGGCCGCTTCAAGGATCCGCGGGAGGCCTACATCCAGTATGAGCTGTGGAGTGGGCGGGAGGTCGCCAAATTCCCGCTCTGGAACCTCTCCGTCGCGCGCCTCGATCCCGACAACCACGACGACATGGGCTCGATGGGCCGGCCCATGCTCGATGCCAGCCGCACCACCTGGCGCAAGATCACCATGACCGAGGAAGACCTGGTCATCCGCCGCCGCGTCCGCGCGCCACTGCGTCTGGCGCACATCCTCGAGGGCGCCACCCCGGAACAGCTCGACGAATACCGCGCCCGTGTCGAAAAAGACCAGAGCGAAATCACCACCGATTACTACATGAACAAGAAGGGCGCGGTGGGCGCCGTGCAGGGCGACTCCAATCTCGACCAGATCGCCGATGTCGTGCATCTGCTCGACACCTTCTTCGCCGGCGGCCCGCTGCCGAAGGGCCTGATGGGCTACAGCAAGGACCTGCAGCGCGACATCCTCGAAGACCTCAAGACCGATTATTACGAAGAGGTCGACGGCCTGCAGGATCTCCTCGCGGCCCAGTACGAACGCGCCTTCCGCATCCAGCTCGCCCTCAAGGGCATCAACCCCGACGCCGAAGAATTCTGGCTCGGCTTCGCCGAACGCCGCACCGAAACCCCCAACCAGGCGGCCGATCGCGGCCTCAAGCTCAAGGCCCTGGGGCTGCCTGAAGGCATGGTCTGGGAGGAGATCGGCTTCGATGCCGCCACCGTGCGCAAGCGCCGCGAGTTCGAGGCGAAAAACTACGATCCGTATCCAGACGACGATGCCATCGGGCCGAAAGGCGGCGTCAAGGTGTCGATCACCCCCGGCAATCGCCGAAAAGGGGAGAGCGGCACGGCGATCAGCAACAAATGATGGCGGCGCTCGGGAAAAAATTGCGAACACAAGCAGGCCAGCATCTGGCCTTTTGGTGCCCTGGCTGCAAAACGGCGCATTCCATATCGGTCGCCCCGGGTGGTTGGGGATACAACGGGAACGCAGAAAAGCCGACATTTACACCGAGCGTGCTGGTGCGAAGTGGGCACTATGCGCACGGCGAAACGCCGGGGAACTGTTATTGCGATTTTGCTGAGCGCCATCCAGAAGCGGCGAAGGACTGCAAATTCAAGTGTTTCCGATGCCACAGCTTTGTCACGGATGGACAAATTCAATTCCTCGGCGACTGCACTCACGAACTGCGTGGGCAGACTGTGCCGCTGCCGGATTTCCCTTGATCCATGCCTGACGGATCCCAGCTGACCATCCAGGCCACCATCAAGCGCGCCACCCTGGCCGCGCACCGCGCCGTCGAGGCCCTCGACCGCGAAGCTCTCGATGAGCTGCAGGCGGTGTACCGGCGGGCTGCAGCCGACATCGCCTCCCGCATCGCCCAGCACGCCGGCGCCGACGGCAACCTCGCCCTGGCCGAGCTGCGCAGCGCGCTGGCCCAGGTCGAAGGCGAGCTCGCGCGCTTGAGCGCGCTGCGCGACCAGCTGCTGCAGACCAGCCTCCAGCGCGCCGCCAACCTCGGCCTGCAGCCGCTCACCGGCAGCGGCACCCTAAGCGCGGATGCCGGCATGCGCATCGCCACCGAAGCCCTGGAATTCGTCCGCACCTTCGTCGCCGAAGACGGCCTGCAGCTCTCCGACCGCATCTGGCGACTCGACCGCGGCGCCCGCGACCGCGTCGTCAATGGCATCGAGCAGGCCGTCATCCAGGGCCACAGCGCCCAGCAGGCCGCGCGCGAACTGCTGATGCGCGGCCTCCCGGTGCCCGGCGACCTGCAGGACAAGGTCAACGCCGCCAACGTGCCTGCGCTGGGCAAGACGGTCAGCGACGGCCTCATCACCGGCCCCGGCAGCCCCATGGACAACGCCATGCGCCTGATGCGCACCGAGATCAACCGCGCCCACGGCGAGGCCTACATGAAAGGCGGGGAGAGCACCCGCGGCTTCGCCGGCTGGCGCTACCTGCTGAGCCCCGCGCACCCCGCGCCCGACATCTGCGACCTGCTCAGCACGCAGAACCTCCACGGCCTCGGCCCCGGCGTCTACCCCGACCGCGCCCGAACGCCCTGGCCGGCGCACCCCAACACCCTCAGCTTCATCGTCATGGTGTTCGAGTCCGAAATCACCGACGCCGACCGCGCCGGCAAGGAAACACCGCTGCAGGCCCTGCAGCGACTCAGCGCGGCGCAGCAGCTTGGCGTACTGGGGCAGGGCAAGCTGGCCGCCATGCGCGAAGGCCGCCTTACCCAGGGCATGATCCGTGCGCCATGGAAGGCGGTGAAACTGCGCCTCGAGAAAGCCGGGCGCCGGGTGCCGCTGCCAAAGCCGAAGGCCCCGCCGATCGGGCGCAGCCCTGCGCCTCGCGGCACCGGACTGGATGCCACACTCGAACGCATGCGCCAGCAACTGGCCAACGAAGTGGACCTGCCCAGAGTCACCGCCCGCCAGCTCGAGTCGATCGCAGGCGGCATGTCGGCGGTCATGGTGCCGTTCGGCATAAAGGTCAACCAGATAACCTGGTCACAGGGCGGAAAATCTTATTACGCCGCTTACATCAGGCCGAGGATCGGCTTCGAGCCCGGCGGCAATGACCGCATGGTCTTCCAGCGCAGCTACGTCACCCGCCATAAGGCCATCGAGGCCGAGATCACCCGCAACTTCACGCAGCGCCGCGAGCGCGAGATCCGGCGGCTGGAGAGCCTGCTGGCGCCGAACCTCTCGCCGTCGATGCGCGCCGAAGTCGAAGAGCAGCTCCAGGCCATCCGCGGCACCACCCGCTGGGGCGTCTCCGCAACGGCCCCGGATCCGCTGTTCTCCGTGGCGGCCCACGAAGCAGGGCACCGCATCTACTTCCAGCGGCCGGAGATCGACCGCACTTTTGTCGAATCCCTGAACCGCTTCAATGTGACCCCGGGCGATGCCGGGAGGGTCTCGGAATACGCCAAAACCAACGCCCGGGAGCTGTTCGCCGAGGTTGCCGCCCTGATCGCCACCGAAAGACGCAGTGAGGTTCCGGAAAACATCCTCAAGGCCTATGATGCCGCGGTGAAACAGGTGAAATGATGCCGACCTCCAGCCAATGCATCCGCTGTGATCGCTTCCGCATGAACAACCGGTGCGAGGCCTTCCCTGAAGGCATCCCCGAAGCCATCATGACCGGCGATCACGATCACCGCGAGCCCTACGAAGGCGATCGCGGGCTTCGCTTCGTCCCGATCTCCGAGACGGATCCGCCGGCGGCCTGAGCCTGCCGGACATTCTTCCCCCCTAAAAGCGTCCACGCTTAATCCGGATCATCCCCCTCGTCGGGCATTTCGCCCGGACGAGGTGATGATGCGGAGAAGCACCCTGATGACGGCTGTGGCCTGCGCCCTTGCGGCGCCGGCCTATCGCGTTTTCAGCCTTGAGGGCAGCACCCCGGAGGGCGTGCTGCATTTCATTTCGCCGATCAAGAACCTGTCCCTGGATGGGGACAAGCCGCAGACGTGGGAGACGCTGACCCGGACGGGCACCTTCTACGACCCGCGCTACGGCAAGTTCGAGATCACCCGCGAAATGCTGCTGCAGATGGTCTCCAATTTCGAGAAGGGGACCTACGGGCAGAAGATTTTCATCGACGTGTCGCACGAGCCCAGCAAGGGCGCTGCGGCAGAGATCCTCAAGCTCACCGTCGAAGGCACGAAGCTGCGCGCGCTCCTGGAGTGGACGCCGTACGGCATCGATGCCGTGGTCAACAAGAAGCAGAGCTATTTTTCCGTCGAGTTCGCCGACAACTTCGTTGACAACGAAAAACGCGAACAACACGGCGCGACGCTCCTTGGCGCAGGCCTCACGATCCGCCCCGTCGTCAAGCACCTCGATCCTGTCGATTCCAGCCGCTTTCAGCTCGCCGTGCCGGATGGCGCGCCGCCGACGCTGCTGACCGAAGAACTGCACACCCAACTACTTTCGGAGATCCAGACCATGTGGAAAGAACTCATCAAGTCCCTGACCGAAAAGCTCAAGGGCTTCAAACTCGCCGACGCCATCGTTGAACAGGTCGTCAAGGCCGCCGACGCCGCACTCGGCAAAGTCACCGACGAAACCGCCGCCAAGGCCCTCTGCGCCGCATTCGAGGCCTCCGGCAAGCAACTGTCCGAAGCCATCGCTGCCGGCCAGACCGGTGACCTGAAGATCCAGCTCTCCGTGCCCGACAGCTTCAAGATCGGCATGAGCCCGGACGAAGTCGAAAAGCTGGTGAAACAACTGGCCGATGATCAGGCCAAGGCTGCAAAAACCCTGTCCGAAACCCGCGACAGCCGCGTCAAGCTGCTGACCGACACCATCGGTGCCGCCCAGGGCCTCGATGATGATCTGAAAAAAGAGCTGACCGAATCCGTCGCAGACCTGGTCACCGCCGACATGACCGAAGACCAGGTCAAGCGCCTGGCCGCGGTGCAGATCGACGCCGGCAACCGCCTGGTTGCCGCCCGCCAGCTCGCCGGCCTGGGCTACCAGGTCAAGGGCAGCACCATCATAAGCGTCGATTCCTCGAATGAAATCAAGGCGCTGCAGGAAGAGGTTGACAAGCGCCTCAAGCTCGACAAGCAGCCCCTGGCGCGTCGTTATGCCCTGTCCGAGGGCGTCAAGCTCGAAGCCAACAAGGAACTGGTCGACCAGGTCCTGGCGATGTACGACGCCGAACACGGCCGCCGGCTGCACGATGAATACCGCCGCTGGAAGAAACTCGCCGCCGGCGACTCGCTGGTTTCCGACGTGGCAGTCCCGGCCTCTTTCGAGCGCACCGTGACCCGCGAGGCGCTGTACCAGCTGGTCGGCCTCGGCCTCTGCGATGTCGGCACTGCGCAATATGCCGCCGTGGTCCAGCTGCCGTACAGCTACCGCGACACCGCCGCCGCCGGGCGCAGCAACACCCGCGTGTATGAAGGCGGCGCGATCCGCCGCGCGGGCGTGAAGCAGGCGCTGGAAGAGGCCCGCCCGATCCCGCAGAAGATCGCCTTCGAGGTCTCGGACGAGCTGCGCTACCTCGCGGGCAACGGCCAGATCAACTTCGACATCGTTGCCGAGAATGCCCGCAACGCGGTGCGCATCATCGGCGAGGACACCGAAAAGCTGATCTTCGACGAGCACCTCAACGCCGCCGACCAGTACGCCGTCACCGCGGTGACTGACGAAGCTACGGCCACCGGCGACGGCACGAAAAAGACCTTCGTGCTGGACAACTTCCCGGTGGTGCGCCCGAAGAAAGTCTACGACCTCCAGGGCAACCAGGTCGGCAACACGCTCTATCCGGTGGTGGTCAAGTCGAACAGCGTCACCCGCAGCGAGTACGACGGTACCGGCACCCAGGGCGCCGGCGTCTACTACACGATTGACTACAACCTCGGCGAGGTGACCTTCGTCAACGAGCTGGGCGTCCCGACCGCGCCGACCAACGGCCATGCGATCGTGTGCAGCTACAGCTACACCACCAACGTCTACAAGTTCGACATCGACCTGGGCGCGCTGAAAACCGACGAAAAATACGACGACTTCCTCTACCGCTTCGGTCTGCGCAAGGCGCTCATCGAGGACCGCGCCTACATGGCCAACCTCGGCATCATGAGCGGCACGCTGCGCACCCAGATCGAGCAGGCCCGCCAGTTCGGCGCGAACTTCAAGCGCGCCGGCACCGACCTGATGGCCGACGGCAACCTGGGGCGGATCAAGGATGTCCCGTCCTTCCGCAGCTACGCCCCCGGCCTCAACGCCGGCGACCAGCGCGTGGTGATCTGCGAGCGGGCGTCCACACGCTTCCGCATGCTGAAGCCCTGGACCATGAACGAACTGGAAAACCAGAAGAATTCCGACGGCCGGTTCACCGGCAAGAAGGAAGCCTACGGCGACCAGTTCATCGTGGTGCACACCCCCACGCAGCTGAAGGGGGCCTTCACCTCGATGGTGGTCTACAGCGCCGGCGCCCGCATCGATCGTTGATAACCCGGCACCGGCCGGCGCACGCCCTGCAGATCGGGCGTCGCCGGCCGCCTGCCATAAAGAGGAACTGCCATGAACGAACGCATCCCGGTGCACAACCCGACTCAAATGCCGATCTACGTCGGCGCCACCATGATCCCCGCCGGCGAGACCCGGCACTTCGACCTGGAAGACGTGCCGCACCACCTGCGCCCCGCGGTCGAAGCGGCCCCGGACGCCGAGCCGGCGCCGGCTGCCGACCTCGTCGCCGACCTGCGGAAAAAGCCGATCAAGGACGTGCTGGATGGCGTCGAGGTGCTGAACGATGCCGACCTGCAGCGCCTGATCGACCTCGAAACCGCGGACGAAAAACCGCGCAAATCCCTGCTGACCGAGCTGGGCGAGCTGCAACTCAAGCGCGCCGAGGAAGCCGAGGCTGCGCTCCGGGACGCCGGGCAGGGCGGTCAGTCGTAACCCGGAGCGCGCATGCCGGGCACCATGAATGAAGCGGATCTGGTCGCGGACCTGAAGGCCTCGCTCAATGAAGCAGCGAGCGTCTTCACCGCGGCCAGTGACGCCGATTTCAAGCGCCAGCTCGCCGCTGCTGCGGTGGCGTTCGGCGCCAAGCGTCCGCGCACGCTGGTCGGCTCGATCACGCTGGTTGCGGAACAGGCGCAGTACGACCCGCCCGCCGGCCTCCAGGGCGTCAAGTCTCATCTCTGGGGTATTGCGCCGAGGATGAAGGCCCAGCCCTGGGACAAGACCTGGACCGGACGGCTGCCGGATCTGCGCCTGGTCGAAGGCGCCACGCCCGCGGCGCGCAAGCTCCAGCTCGACCCGGCGCCAACGGCCCACCAGATCAGCGCGCTCGGCGCCGAGCTGCGCTTCTACTACTACGGCGTCCACGCCATCGGCGCGGACGCGGCAAACACCAGCATCCTTCCCGGCGATCGCCAGCTGCTGCTGCTGCGCGCCCAGGCCGAAGCCATGCGCGAACTCGCCGCCCGCAACATCCAGCGGCCGGTGATCGTCCGGGAGGCAGTCGGCAGCCAGACCCGCAACGGCACGCCCTCGGCCCTCTACGAAAAATTCCTGCAGGAATTCAGGGAGGCGGCATGAGCTACCTGGCGAGGGACCCGCGCAGCGGGATCGACAGCAAAGCGATTGCCGCCAGCAGCCGACGCCCCGATGCCGGCATGACCACTGACCGTTCGGAAGGCTGCGCATGACCACGCGCATCGACATCCGGCTCGACCAGGAGAAGGCCCTGCAGGGCCTCGAACATCTTCCGGGCGCCGTTGCGGCCGAAGTCGATGCCGAGCTGGGCGCGCTGGCGGAGCAGGGTGCCGTGATGATGAAGCAGCGGCTGGCGGCCAACGGTTCAATGGCGCGCACCACGCTGGTCACCTCCATTCGCGCGAAGCGTGAGGCACTGATGCACTGGCGGGTCGCTCCCGGCGTCAACTACGCCCGCGCCGTCGAGGAGGGCACCGGGCCCGCGGTCGGACGCCCCAACTACATGCCGAACCCCGAGCACCTGGAGGACTACATCCGCCAGCGGGGCGGCATCAAGATGGCCGGAAAACCCGGATCCAGTCGCCGCCAGCGCGTCATCAACGAGATCCGCGACCGCGCCTGGGGGCTGGCCGTCCACATCTGGTGGCACGGCACCAAGCCGCGCCCCTACGTCAAGCCGACCGCCGAGCAACTGCGCGCGATCGCCCCGGCCCGCGTCTCGGCGGCCGTGCAGCGCGGCCTGCAGAAGGCCTTCCCGGCATGAGCAGCGAACTCACCACCCGGATGGAAGCCATCAAGGCCAGCCTCGCGGCCTTCCGGCCGCAGCGCGTCGTCACCCGTGACGCCAAGGATCCCTCGAACCACTCCCGCGAAGACCGGCTGAAGGGGATTTTCACGATCGTCGCGCTGAACGAGGGCGACTACACCAACGCCCCCGGCTACCTGGCCCAGGACGGCCGCCAGGGCTTCGTCATCCTCGGCGACATCGATCTGGTGCCGAATCAGGCGCCCTCCAAGATCGAAGATGCGGAAGGGCTCATGCTCGACGACATCAAGGCCTGGGTGCGCTCCACCGCCAGCAGCCCGACCCTGTGCCTGGTGCGGCTGATCCGCGTCATCTTCAGCGGCCAGATCGCCAGCCCCAGCGGCTGGATCGTCTGCGAACTGGACTACAAACCATGAGCGCCCGCGCCGCCGTCCGCCTCGCCTGGATCCTGTTCCTGGTGATCGCGATCGCGCTGGTCGCACTGCCGACCCAGGCGCAGGCGCCGCAGGTCGAGGTCGAAATCCGCTACCACCTCGACGAACAGAGCGGGCTGGCCGTGCTGCCCGAGGCTCAGCTGCTGCTGATGCAGCAGATCAACCAGCGCCTCGCGGAAGAACTGCGCGCCCTGCAGAACAAGACGGGGTGCATCTGATGCGCGCCATCACCCACATCGTTGTCCACTGCAGCGCCAGTCCCAACGGCCGCGCCGTCTCCGCCCAGGAGATCGACGCCTGGCACCGCCAGCGCGGCTTCCGCCGCAGCGCGCCGGTTGGACAAAAGCATCTGCCGCACATCGGCTACCACTACGTCATCGAGGTCGACGGCACCATCACCGAAGGCCGCAGCCTGGGCGAGATCGGCGCCCATGTCGCAGGTTCCAATGCGCGCTCGATCGGCATCTGCATGATCGGCACGGACCGGTACACACCGGCGCAATGGGATGCCCTGGCCAGTCTGCGCGACGATCTCTCCCGTGCGTTCCCGGAGGCGCGCTGGGTCGGCCACAGAGACTTCAGCCCGGACCAGGACGGCGACGGCGTCATCGAGCCCTGGGAATTCATCAAGACCTGCCCGGGCTTCGATGTCGCGGAGTGGGTGGCTAACGGCGGACTCCCGCGCCAGGCGCATCTACTGGAGGCCGACTGATGGACATCCTGACCCTCGTCGGCGCCATCGCAGCCCCCGCGGTACCGGCGCTGCTCGGCGGCTTCCTGACCAACCGCACCACGCTGTGGATCGCGCTCGCGGCCGCGCTCGCGGGCGCCGCGGGCGGCGTCTACGTCACGAAAAAATTCTGGGATGCCTCGGAAAAAGCTGCCGTCCTCGCCGCAGCCAACCTGCAGGAAACCCGCTTCATCACCGTCATCAAGGTCGAGAAAGTCATCCAGGACCGCATCCGCGTGGTCCGCGAGAAAGGGGAGGAGATCATCCGTGAAATCCCGGTCTACATCACCCAGCAGGCCGAGCAGGCCTGTCCTGGCGGCCTGCCTCATGGCTTTGTCCGGCTGCACGACGCCGCTGCCCTCAACCAGTCTCCCGGACCCGCCGCCGTCACTGACGCGCATCCCGCCGGCATTGGGCTCGCTGAAACCGGCCGCGTCGTCGCCGGCAACTACCGCGAATACCACACCTGCCGCGAGCAGGTGATCGGCTGGAACCTGTTCTACGGCTGCCTGCGCAGCGCCCAGGATCCCCGCGACGTTGATCGCTGCATCACCACCCATGCGCCGAAGGAGGGCGGATGATGGAACAGGTATTTCTGGGCATCGCCTACGACCAGGCGCTCGCCGGCACCGTCGGCGGTGTCGTCTCCCTGGCTTTTATCCGCGACCTGACCCCGATCAAGGTCTGGCTGGCCATCTTCACTGGCTTCGCCTGTTCGGCCTACCTCACCGCCACGCTGTCGCGACTCGGCATCGCCCTGGTTGAAAAATTCGTCGGCCCGATGAAACACGCGCGCGAGGATCTGCTCGCCGTGTCCTTCCTGCTGGGCCTCCTCGGTGTTTACCTCGTCGCCGGCGTCGTCAAACTTGCCGACCGTTTCGGCGCCGATCCGCTCGAACTCATCCGGAGATTTCGCAATGGTCCTGGAAATCCTTAATTCAGCCGCCGCCCTGGTTACGGGCATTTTCCTGCTCTGCATGATGCAGACCACCTTCCGCGACAGCGACCTGCTGTTCCGCTGCGGCATCGCCGCCATCGCCGCCGGCGCGATCGGCATCGCGATCGGTCCGGCCTGGGGCATCAGCTTCGTCAGCTTTCCGCAGATGCTGCTCAACATCGCGCTGATGGTCTTCGTCATCCAGCTCAGGGCCCGCCAGCGCGGCTGGACCTGGCAGCTGCTGCGTGACCGCGTCCTGCGCCGCCGGAGGATCTGCGCATGAAAAAAAAGACTGGCACCACCACGACCCCTGCCGCCACGGCTGAAACCCTGCGCGTCGCCTACCACCAGGGCCCGCCGGAGATCGGCTACTTCGGCGCCACCTGGC